GATTGAATAAATATTGCTGCATGATTAATTGTTTTGCATTTCGGCAAACCTTCCAAAGTGGTAGCCTATGTGAAATAATGTTAATTCTGAAGGATAAAAAATTTCAATCCTTGCACCATCAAGTTCAGTGAAAGGAATGTTCCGATTGCTCAAAAAGGTCATTAGACCATACAGGTAATTGTGTACTATTATGCTTTTTTCTTTTTTTTCTAACATTGCTGATAAATTTTGCGATTGAAATAATTTGTAAAATGATCAATAAACCAATGGCAATGGGGATGCCGAAAACTATCAGATAAATAACTGATATCACCCAAGCAAGTAAACGGATCATAAATTGTCAGCAAAACATAAAAGAATAGCACCGAGAACGATCAAGATGATCTGAATAGCAGTTTTTTTCATTGTTTTTCGTTTAGAATGTTATTAAAAATCGTTTGTCGGGTTAAATTTATAAACATTTTTTTGATTCTACCAAATTTTAGGCAAAAAAAAGGGAGAAATGCAAATTTCCCCCTTTAAAACACCTCAAATGATTAACCAAAACCTATTTTAAGAACAATTCACGTTCTAATTTTCGCCTATTTGTTAATCCCTTTACCTCTTTGCCCTGGACCTTATTCCACCTCAAAAACTGGTCAGCTACCAATTTTTTATCTGATCCCTGGTTAAGTAACCTTAACAATGTGCTGGAACCAAATGCACCAGTGCCAATATTGTAAGCAAGACTTGTCATAGCTGCCATCATATTTGCAGTAACCGGAACCTTGATCAATCCCTTTATTTTCTTTTCACGTTCAGCAACATCCATTTTTAACCACCTTTCAGCAGTTTCCAGGTCAATTTTATCACCTGGTTTAATTGCCTGTCCTGTGTCCTTGTTTATTGTGTTGCCATATCCAATGGTCCAAATGCCCCCTGTATCAGCATAGCTGGTCAGTTCAAGACCTTCAAACTTTTTAATGATATTTAATGCACTCACTTTTTTTCCGATTAATAAGATCAGTAAAACAGCTAAACCGATATAAATTTTTTTCTTATTGGACATCACTGTCTTTTGCTAACAGTCCAGTAATGGCAGCAGCAATACCGGCAATAATGGTGATCCAGTTGTTTTGTGCAATGCCATCAGCAATTAAGGAACCACCAGCAATGGAACCAAAAAATGAAGTTTTGATATTTTTAAGTATTCTTTTCATATTACTTTTTTTTAAGTTGTTTAAGACCTACCAAAATTGAAATTGTACACGATATTGTACTGGCACCGAGAAAAATAACATTTGCTAATTCAGATATGTTCTGAATTCCCAACAGGGAAAACAAAATAGTGCTAAACGTGGCAATGTGTGTTGGATCAGTTTGTGTCTGCATTATCCTGTGCATCTTTAAATTTTTCGGCAATTACATTAAATGCCTGTATGGCAGTAAATGATTCGTCAATTTTAGAAAAAACTCCTTTACTGGTTGCCAAATCCAAAATTGCCTTAATTACTTCTAATGCTTGTTTTTCGTTCATTTGTCAATTTTTAAATGTTAAATAATTAAATCAAAGTTAATCCAAGTTGATCACAGATCCACTGGTAAGCTGCCAAATTAATGTCAGCAGTTGAATCCCATACACTATAATCCGGTTCTACGATTGTAATATTACCCTGTGAAAGTTGCGTTCCATCAATATTTGCAGTAAATATTGCCCAGTAAAATGTAGCACTATCTTGCAAATTGTCATTAATTATGTAAGCATTAATCCAGTTTCCTGTTTGCTCTTGACCGCTAACCCAAATTTGTATTGGTTCTATTTGTTTCATATTATTTTATTTAATTTTAAGGAATTATTGTTAAAATTCCAGCATTGCTATAAACATCACCAGTTGACAAACCAACTGCACTTGTTGGCAAACCAACAATACGCAATTTTGATCCCCCATTGCTAGCTGTACCTATAATAACATTTCCGCTTGACGGTTGTAGTAATAATCCTCTATTATCACCAATTATTTGTCCTCCTCCATCCATTGTAATATTTAATTGTCCTCCATTGGATGAATGACTTTGAATATAACCATATCTTGTATTTCCAGTATTTGCATAGAAACCAATACCACCATAATTGTCTGACGATCTACCTCTTACGACATAAGCAAACAAACCAGTTGATTCAATACTTCCACTGAAAAAACCATTTCCAGTAACTTGCAAACGATTACCATTGTCAACACTGGATCCAATAATTAAATTATTGGCAGTAGATATTCGCATCACTTCACTGGCATTAATTGTCTGCCACATACCAAACAACATATTACCAGCACTTTGTGTTGATATGCAAAATTCACCAGCAGTTGCACCCTGAATGAAATTATTTGTTGCAGTAGCTAATCCAAAAACAAATCTTTGTGTTCCACCCGAACCAGCATTATCTATTCTGATTGATGGAGCATTTGCCCCTACAATTTGTAAATGAGCATCAGCAGTTGCACTATTTACTACCAATCTACCTGAAGCAGTAGTTTTGGCACCAATAAAAGTTTGACCAGTTGTTTTAAGTATGGTTAATTGTTGCAATGATCCAACAACATCAAATATCCCAAAATCATCAGCACCAGCAGTATAAAAATTGCCAATTCGCCACCTACCAGAACCACTTGTTTGAAAATTTATTGTGTTGTTATTGGTTGCAGTAGTTTGGTTGAATATTGCTCCTGAAGGCGTAGAATGGTGAACATCCAGTGCAGTTGTGGGAGTATTTGTACTAATACCTAAATAATTATTGGTAGAATCCCAAAAAAGATTATTTGATCCAGTTATTGTACTGGCACTATTCCAAAATGCCACCTGTGTTGCTGCTCCAGATCCCGTAATTGTACCGGATCCCGGACCGCCAATAAGTTCCCAACTGGTGCCTGTGTCCCTGTAAAATTCCTTTGTATCAGTTGAAATAAAAATTCTGCCAACGATACCAAATGCAGGTCGGTTGGCAAATGTATCAGAATTGAACATTGGAGTCCCTTTCTGATTAAGAATTGAGAGATCCAATACTATCATTATATATAAAGTTTACGGAGTACGATTAACAAATTTCCTGTATTAATAGGTGTAGCAAAAGCAAGTTGATATTGTGTGGTATCAATTTCACCCCTATTACCAGTAATTCTTAAAGATTGGTTAGGCTGCAATGGAACATCAGCAATCACCAGGGCAGTTGTCCCACCATTGATAAATGTTATTTCATTACATTCAGAACCGATATTTGCAGTGGTGTAAAAAACCTTTGTTTCAACATAATACTTTTGAAAAGGTTGTCCGGTAGATTTAGACACACTGTTTTCAGCTTCATATCTTGCCCTGTCAGATCTTTGCTTATTATATGCCAATTTCAACTTGTCAGCTGAAATTTCATCCTGAATATTAATTTTTAAATGTTGTGGATTCATTCTATTAAATTTTAGCACATATCAGGAAATTGACCAACTTTCATTGATCGTTTAATTGCTTTTTTTTGTTTAGCAGTAGCAACTGCCTTTTTTACCACTGGTGCTACCTTTTTAACTGCCTGACTAACTTTCTGAAGCAGTGAAGGCTGCCTGAATTGTTCAGCAGTAATTTTTTCAGGTGCCGGTACCTCTATTTTGTAAGATCCCTTTTTTTTCATTGATAGCAACAAAATTGCACCACCAGCTAACAGGATATAAATTAACCCCTTGTTTTTCATTTTCTTGATTTAATGTATGTTGCTACCAAATACGCACCTATTCCATATAACAATATCCATTTACCATATTTTTCAATATAAAATGGTACTGATCCTTTTTCCTGTTTTTCTAACTTTTCAACTTCCTTTTGTTGTTCCTGGACTGCCTGTTTAACATCACCAGTAAATTTAAAACTATCAGCAGTGTGAAGGATAAAATAAGGCTTATTGTTGAAGTCAATAAACTGCCAATAAACATTTCCACCTCTTTGAATATATGAATAAACTTGCCCTACTGGTGATCCTTTCACAATGGTTCCAATTTTAACCAGGGAAGAATTTAACCTGGTCAAATCTTTTTTAGCAAATAGTGTTTTTCCAATAATCTTGTCAGCAGTAATTTCCGGCATAACTTATTTTCTTAACATTTTTAAAAGAAAGTTGAACTGGAATTTATCAGTTTCTGCCATTTCGCAAAGTAATTCAAGATCACTTGCCAAATGTTCATCAACCAATTTCAGCCTTTCAACTGCGTTATAAATGCGTTCTTCGTTTTCAATTTCGGTTTCATTTGCCATCGTTTCCGTTTGTTGTATTCCAGCTACGTGAGTAACCTTTTGACCAGGTGCAAATAAGCTGGAAAGTTGTGAAAGTATCATTGTCTGTATTTGTGGTGATTTCATCAAACCGGAAATAAAGTTTTCTTCCGGTTCATCATCATCATCATCTTGATCATCAATTTCCTGTTGCATCTTCAAAGCTGCAATTTCAGACCTCAAAGCATTAATTTCATTCATCATATTGGGTTGATATCCCCCAACTTGCTGATATGGCATAATACTTTGTGCCTTATTAAGCTGAAAAGTAATTGAATTTAAAACTTCAATTTTTTTTCCTTTGCTTTCTAAAATTTGCAGCAAATAAACATTTGTATTGTCAGGATTTTGCAAAATTGAAACCAATGCTTCGTGTAATTTTTCTTTACCCAAAACTTTATCAGATCCAGTGTAGGTGAACCGGCAGTAGTCTTTATCTGGTTTATGACCAGCAAAAACACGATAACCAGCTTCATCAAACTGATCATAATAATTCATCAGATCTTCAGGATTATGATATTCAGGTTTCCAAGTTGCCATACAATTATATTAAAGGTGAAAGGAAAGTGAATTTTTTAGGCATAGTATACACCAAAACATACACTGAAATTAGCAGCACTAATTGAAGCATAAGCAGTTGGCGTTTGAATATATGACTTACTCCAAATGATCTGTTGACCAGCAAATGGGGTAATGTCAAAGCTGAATGCAGCAGTAGCAGCATTAGAAACAACCCTGTTCAATTCCAGTACAGGAATACGGTTAACTGATTCTTTATCATTGTAGTAAAGTACCAAATAAGTTGTTTTCAAGTTTGCCAATGTTAACAAAGCATTACCTGACAAAACACTGTTTGAAATAGTGTCAGGAGTATAACAAACAAGATTAAGCAAGGAAACAAAACGTAACTGTGGTTGATCAGGGAAGTAAAACCGGGTTCCAGTTGATGACTGGGGAACTACAACTTCAATGAATTCGTAATTTTGAACTTTGTTCATTTGTTTTATTTTAGAACATAAAAAATAGGGGTTCTGGATTTAACGTGGCATCCCCCTTTCCAATACAGGAATTTGATCCGATTAGCGGACAGGCGTCACGTTCTGAGCCAAAATTCCACGCATAATAACCACAATCCTCGGAGCAGTTGATGCCTGGAGAGTAGAAATTGCGCCTGGAAGTTCTAAGCTAACTACGTTATTTTTAGATCCTACCAAAACAATGTTTGGTTCGCAAGGATAGTAACCGAATTCTGTTGCATCGTTCTGGTCAATAGTTGTTGCAGTTGAAGCAGCACCAGCCTGTGTTTGTGGAACGTACAAATGCCTGTAAAGATCCCAAGAAGGTACAATTTGACGATTGTTTACAACAACTGACAATTTACCATTGTACAAATTATACAAAGCAGCAGCAGCACCTGAAGTACTGATATCAACTGCACTTGGATAAGTGTAGAGTTTAAATGCAGTAGTGGTTGAAGCAGCTGGAATAGCTACAAAAACACCAATAGAACTAACTACAAAAGCATCCTGAAGATTCAAAAGATTGTTTGTAGCAAAATTGGTACCAGCACCTACACTGTTAACCAGGATAGGAATTTGATATGAGGTAGTTGTTGTAGACATTGCTACTTCAGAACGAATATAAGACTGGGAAAGAACTGCACTACCAGCAGAAAAACCAGCATTGTTTACGAGATTTTTGGCATTGTCAAAAACAAGCCTTGCACCATGTTGTGTTGCCATGTTATTTAATTTTTACTTTGTTTAGATTAATAAGAATATTCTTCATCCATTCCAGCAATTACTGAAAGATTATCTTCAGAATATCCAGCTATTACTGAAAGATCATCACCAGCCATAACGGAAACAGGAATTTCCATAGCGTTATCCATTGCACCGAGTACACCAGTTGACTGGAGCAGTCCAAGACCACCAGCTGCAACCATACCGTTACCAATAGACTGACCAAGAGATCCTTTAATAAGTTTGGGGAAGAATGCACCGATAGCAACTACACCAGCACTTTTGATTTTTGGATCAATGTTTGGAAGGATCTTACCTGAACTGGTCAAAACCCTGGCAGCAGCTGCACCAGCTACCAATCCAAGAGCATCCATAAAGAAAGATTTTCCGATTGCTCCCATTTTGCGAGAAGATTTCCTGCGACGGCTGGGGGCAGACCTTTTTTTTCTACGAGCCATTTTTTTTGTTTTTTTTTGTTTATGTGGGAAGCAATCCCAAGATTTTTATAACATACCATTTTCAGCAAAGCTATAATGGGAGTCTTTAGTTATTATAATATGATCTAAAATATTAATATTGTGTGTACTTGCTGCTTTCATTAATTGTTTAGTCATTTTTTCATCTGCTTCAGAAGGTCTTAAATTTCCTGAAGGATGATTATGGCACATAATTAAACTAACTGCACCCATTTGTAAGGCACCAGCTAAAATTAATCTAACATCCACACTTACTGAACTAATTGATCCAATACTATGTACATAAACACCTAAAACTTTATTAGCTTGATTTAAATAAGCAACTGCAAAAAGTTCCTGTGTTTCTATTTTGTTTTTACCAATAAACCTTTTAAAAATTTCGGCTCCATCATTAGAACTTTTAATAGTATCACTAATTGCTTTTTTTCCTCTTGTTACTCTTAATTTAACTTCAGGTACCAAATTTTTTAAAGTGCTTAATTTTCCAATACCAGCAACAATAATTTCTTTTCCAAATTTATATCCTGATAAACTTACAAATTCAGAAGGAATTTTTCCAGCAATTTTGCTAAAATTAGCAAATTTTCCAGCTTGGTTTCTAATTACCTTATAATCACCTTTTGCATTTGTATTTATACCTCTTGGATCTTTATACACTGTATTTTTGTTTTTATAATCACCTACTTTTTTCTTTTTAGTACCTGAAACAACCTTAATATTTACATTATGACTTTTTGTGTCTTTATGTGATCCAGTTACCTTTTTAGGTGCAGCTTTCTTTTTAGGTGCAGTTTTCTTTTTAACGGCACCAACTTTTTTACCGTAAATATGTGCAAATGCTTCTTTTAAAGAAACACCAGTTTTTTTCCTGTATTCAATCGCCTTTTTAAACTTATCCTTTGCAATTTTTTGTGCCTGTGTCATAATATTATATTATTAAAGGTGAAGTGAAAGTGATTATTTTTTGCGACTGATCAAATATATGATTACCGCCCCACCAATAACAATGGGTAAATAGTTCATTTTTTTAGATCCATCAGCATTAAAATTTTCAGCCTGGTTTACAATACGATCAACTTCATCCTGTGAAGCCTGTTCCATCTGTGCATCACTTTCAAGCCTTTTTTCAACTACGTTTTTAACTTGTTTTGCCAAAACCCTTTTACCAACTTCACTCACTTCCTTTACATCAATACCCAATTTTGACAGAAATTCAGCTAATTTAATCAGAATGGGTGCAGCAGTGGCAGCAGCAGCAGCAGTACCAGCAGCAACAACACCAATTTGTCCTTCAGAATTAAATTCAACATCCGCACCAGCAATCCTTTTCTTTTTTGCTCCCTGTTCAGTTTTCCTCAAAAGTTCATTTGGATTTCCACCCAAATTTTTCCACCAGTTTTGCGTTTCATCTGCC